ATCCAGCATAAGTACGAGCATGCAACAACGTGCTGGTTTACTTTTCCTTGCCAAAAATACAGGTAGAATTTTATTAATTCTAGAAAATTCTTCTTGGACTGTTCCTACATTTGCTAGGGTCGGAGTTATTTACGACGATGCAAAATCTCTGTTAGAAAGTTATCAATCGGGAAGATTATTGCCAATTGAATTATATCTTTCTGAGGATAAAGGTTTTGAATACGGCACATATGTCTGCTTAGTAGAAGAAGAATTTTTAACAACTAGTCCTAATACATTATGTTGGGCCGACCTTGATTTTCTTCCAAAACATCTACATACAGGTCTTAAAACCACACTAAATAATCAGCTCATACGAGCCAAACTCGATACTATACTGGTGCTAGAAAATGTTCCCAAAATTACAACACGATGAAAAATGGTTGGCTGACTTTCGCCATTACCAAAAAGAAATATCAGAAATAACGGATCCTAATCTACAAAAAGATTTGACTGACACATTAATGAACTTGAAGTCTCAAGTTGAGTATGTGGACCAACATCACGAACAGATTTTTATATCTGGCAAGTTACCTACCGATACTAGCGAACTTAGAATAAACATAGCTAAGTATCGTCAAAAGTTGGATGAGGGGCTTACTGCTTATAAAAACAGTTTGCGCACCCCTCCCCGTTAAGCCTGCGCTTCACTCCATCGTACAATAATGTTAGCATTGGTTGCTGTGCCTGCAACCTTGTACACGTTGATGGCCAATACGTCAGGTCCGTTTGGATAAGTTCCTCTACCACCAATACTTGTACTTGTCAATTCTTTCAACCCAGTTAGTTCTAGTGTAGTAGCATCGCCTGCGTTTGAGATAAACGAAAATACCTGTTCTCCTGGTAGCGCATATGGCGGTTGTCCAAATAAGAATGTTATATTAGTATCGCCTACAATATTACCCAACGAGTTTTGTGAAAAATAAACAACATATTCATTACCAGCACTACCGCCAATATAGTTAGCGGGACCGTCTACTCGAGTTACACGAGTTCCCGCTGGGAATCTAGTATAATCCTGTACCTCAGTGCCTACTTTTGCTCCACTAGCGTCCCAACTTGATTGTTTAAAGACCAAAAAGTTTGTTCTATTTCGACTATCGCCTGTAGCAGTTGATGCTGTTGCAGTTGTTTGTGTTGCACCGCTTGCCCAGTTTACGTTACCGCCTGGAGCAATTTGTGCAAAGCTAGGCTGTCCGCCCTGTGACACACCGTTTAGCGCCGACCATTGTACCGTGCCAGGATCTGTTGGATAGTTTTGTGGGTTCAATACTCCTTCAACAACTAGGCCTCCAATCGCTCCGCCGACTAATGCATCAGATGTGATGGCAATTGATTGTAATAATAATTGCGCACGATTTAATAATTCACGATCTCCCAAGTCACCTGTGATCGCGTTTGACACACTA